TAACGACGTCTTAAGAGCTAGAGCGGAGCAAGAAACTCTAACTACTACTCAAGATATCCCTGTAAACAAAGCAGGTACTGAATTTAATATAGCAACGGATGCAATAGTATTTACGTTACCGGCTATTTCTTCAGAAAATATAGGAATGGAATTTACTTTCCGTAATACGGGAGCGGACGGTAATAACATTATTACGCTTAGTCCTGCGGCAACGGATGCGATCCACGGAACTGTAGCGGCTGTACAATCGGGCGGTGTAGATAATAAAGATTGGATCAATACAAAAGCAACTGCTAATAAAGGCGATTGGTGTTCGATCAAAGCCGTAGCGTTAACCGACTGGTATTTAACAGGAGGAGACGGCGTTTGGGCAAGTGAAGCATAATAATTAATAAATAAAAAAAATACAATGGCAACAACTAATTCATTAACAACCACATATAGCGGTGAGTTCGCTGGTCAGTACATCTCGGCAGCACTTTTAAGTGGTTCAACTTTGGACAACGGATTAATTACCGTTAAACCAAATATTAAATTTCAAGAAGTTATTAAAAAAGTAGCTTCTGACGATATCGTAAAAGATGCAACGTGCGACTTCGATCCGACATCGACTTTGACATTAACTGAGCGTATAATTACACCGTCAAATCAACAAGTAAACTTACAACTTTGTAAAAAAGATTTTCAAAACGATTGGGATGCTATCTCTATGGGCTATTCGGCTTTTGATAGTTTACCTAGTTCTTTTGCTGATTTCTTAATCGGTCACGTATCGGAAAAAGTAGCTCAAAGAACGGAGCAATCAATTTGGAACGGAGCAGCTGCAACGGCTGGACAGTTCGGAGGATTTAAAGAGCTTATGTTAGCCGACGCGGACGTAACGGACGTTGGAGCGGGAGCTGCGGTTACTTCGGCAAACGTAGTAGAAAAATTAGGACTCGTAGTAGATGCGATTGGTAGCTCGCTCTATACAAGCGATGACCTATTTATTTATGTATCTCAGAACGTAGCAAGAGCATACGTAAGAGCATTAGGTGGTTTCTCTGTCGCGGCAACTTCAAACGCGGGTACTGACAATAAAGGTACTCAATGGTTTAACGGAGGAGCGCTTTCGTTTGATGGCGTAAAGCTTGCGGTAGCTAACGGATTAGCGGATAACACTATGGTAGCTGCGGAGAAATCAAATCTTTATTTTGGAACCGGTCTTTTATCGGATCATAACGAAGTGAAGGTGATCGATATGGCGGATATTGATGGAAGCCAGAATGTAAGAATCGTAATGCGATTTACGGCTGGAGTTCAGTACGGGATCGGAAGCGACATCGTACTATATTCGTAATAGTTAATTAATCAATTAAAAGGGTGGGTAAGCCAATAGTGCCTACTCACCTTTTTTTTATAAAAATATACAGATGGCTTGTGATTTAACAAAAGGTAGAAAAGAACCGTGTAAAGATTCGGTTGGTGGTATTAAAGCTGTTTTCTTTGCAGACTTTGGCGATATTACTATAGCCTACGACGGTACGGATACGGACGTGGTAGACGATTTAGGAACGGTAACGGTATTTCGTTACGATTTGAAAGGTAATTCTTCGTTTGAACAAACGATTACCTCTTCAAGAGAAAATGGTACGACTTTCTTTGAGCAAACATTAAACCTTACTCTAAAGAAATTAACGGTACAAGATAATAAAGAGCTGAAATTAATGAGTTTCGGGCGTCCGCATATTATAGTGCAGGATTACAACGGTAACGCTTTCCTAATGGGAGCGGAACACGGATGCGACGTGAGCGGCGGTACGATTGTGACTGGATCGGGAATGTCGGAATTAAGCGGATATACGCTAACTTTCGTAGCGAATGAGCAAGTTCCTGCAAACTTCCTAGAAGGTGCAACGGAAGCTAATCCCTTTGCCGGTTTAACGGGTACGGTAACCGTAACGGCGGGTACAAATTCTTAATAGGGTTTTTATTTGGTAAAATTAGGGGGTTTTTAGCCCCCTTTTTTTTTATACTACTAAAGCGGCGTAAAATCTATTAGGATCGTAGAACTTTATAGTACCATACCATTTTTGACCTCCGTCGTAACAAACGGTAATAGTATTATTTGGAGCTATTATTTTAGAGTCTCCGTATTCCGTACCTTCTAAATCATCAATATACCAACCGCTAGGAGCGTTTTCAACTTTTAATACTAATTTTTCTAAGTTGTATTCGCTTCTTTCTAAAAAAACTTTACGTCCTTTATTGTCTTCGCCTATATATTTACGATTAGCAATTTTTAAAGCTTTTTCGTTTTGTTCTTTTTGTAACATTTCTATTAATTGTTGTCTTGAATTTTCCATTTTATTTGTTTTTGTTATTGTTTTACTTTGTAAATATACAACCTTTTTAGATATAAACAAATAATAAACAATTTATTTTAATATTTAATTTAACAAAAAACAAGTTTTTTTATTATATATATATGATAGTATTGCAAGAAACTAACAACGCTCAAAATATAAACTTTATACCTAGAGAATATACCGCCGGAGCTTCTTATACTTTTAATATAGTAGACGAAACTCAAAATAAAAGCGTATATAGTCAAGCGACAACCGGAGTAACTCAAAACCTATACTATAATAGATATAGCGCTTCTTTTACAACCTTAAAACAAGGTATTTACTATATGCTTACCGTTTTATCCGGTACAAACGTTATCTTTAAGGACAAAATATACTGTACTAATCAAACCGATTTACCTCAATATACAATTAATAGCGGAGAGTATACTTCTAACGATACTACAAACGAATTTATTACAATATAATGGAGAACCTACATATAGTTAATTTAGCCTCTTATAATAGACCTCAAATATCCGAAGACAAGCAAAGAGAATGGGTGAATTACGGAGACGATAATAATTACTACCAATATCTTATAGATTTATATACCAATTCTACAACTAATAACGCAATTATTAACGGTATAGCAAATATGATATATGGTAAAGGAATTGACGCTCTTAACAATAGTCAAAAGCCTAACGAATACGCCGCTATGCGATCTATAGTATCGGATCATTGTTTAAGAAAAGTTTGCTTGGATCTTAAATTACTAGGAGAGGGATCTTTTCAAGTTCTTTATCAAGATAGTAAAGTAATAAAGGCGGAGCATTTTCCTAGACAAACTCTTAGACCGGAAAAATGTAACGAAGACGGAAAGATAGAAGCTTATTATTACGCTCCCGATTGGACTAAAGTAAAGCCAAACGATAAACCTCAACGAATCGCTTCTTTTGGATTTGGTAACGGTAAAGAACCGGAAATTAAAATATGTAAGAGATACGTTTCCGGCTACGATTATATATGTCCCGTCGATTACCAAGGCGGACTAGCTTACGCGGAACTAGAAAGCGAGATATCTGATTACCTTATTAACGACGTTCAAAATAACTTTTCGGGCACCAAAATCGTAAATTTTAATAACGGTTCACCGGACGTTAATCAACAACTCCAAATTAAAAACGACGTAATGCGAAAGCTTACCGGCGCAAGAGGAGAGAAAGTAATAATAGCTTTTAATAATAACGCTGAAAGCAAAACAACGGTAGACGATATACCCTTAAACGACGCTCCGGCTCATTACGAATACTTATCTAACGAATGTAGTAATAAGTTAATTGTAGCGCATAGAGTTACAAGTCCTTTACTTTTAGGAATAAGAAACGATAGTAACGGACTAGGATCAAACGCGGACGAAATAAAAACCGCCGCTTTACTTTTTGACAATATAACTATAAAGCCTTACCAAGATCTTTTAGTCGATTGTATAGACGATATACTAGCCGTTAACGATATAAGCCTTAAACTCTATTTTAAGACGTTACAACCGCTTTCTTTTATAGAATCGGACAATCTAGTAACGGACGAAGCTAGAGAGGAAGAGACGGGCGTTAAAAGAGATTTAAGCTTAAAAAGTCAAGTAGTAGATAAAGATTTTGCTATTATAGACGATCGTTTAGCTTACGCAACTAAAGAAATGGCTATCGAAGGAGCTAAAAATATAGGATGCGAAGGTTATCACGAACACGAGTACGAGGGTAAGATTTGGTTTATGCCTTGCGAAGAACATAAGCAAAGTAATTTAAACGCCGAAACGGACGATAAAGTATTTGATTTACTCAACGAGTTTGGCGAAGACGAAGATTTAGAAAATTGGGATTTAGTAGACGAACGTAAAGTCGATTACGATCAAGAAGAAGCTTTAGATAAAATGGTAGGTTTAGCAAGAGTAGGACAAGCGACTCCAAATTCTAAAAGTAAGCAAGACGAAACAAATAAAGAAGGGGTACAATTTAGAGTAAGATATCAATACGCTCCTTTAACGGTTTCGGCTAATAGTCGTGAGTTTTGTAGAAAAATGGTAGCCGCTAGAAAATTATACCGCAAAGAAGATATAATGCAAATGAGTAAACAACCCGTTAACGCCGGTTGGGGTAAAGACGGAGCCGCTACATACGATATTTGGCTTTACAAAGGCGGAGGATCGTGTCAACATTTTTGGATGCGTAAAACGTATATGAGTAAAAAAATAGGAGAAAAAGCAAACGTTCCAAAAGACGAAATAAGCGTTAACAAAGCAAAAAAAGAAGGATTCAAACCCGAGACTAACGATACTAAAGTTGCGAAACGTCCTAGAGATATGAAAAATAGAGGGTTTATAAAACCTAAAAACTTTACAACACCGAGATAGTTATGGCAGAGGCATTATTTGTAACTAGAAAAGATATAGTTAAGTATACTTCGGTATCCGGGGGACTTGATACGGATCGTTTTATACAGTACGTTAAGATCGCGCAAAATATACATATACAAAACTATATAGGAACGGATCTTTATAATAAGATTTCTACCGATATTATAGCGGGTAATTTAGCGGGTAATTACGCTACCCTTGTTGAGACGCATATAAAGCCTTGTTTGGTACATTGGGCTATGGTTGAATATTTACCTTGGGCGGCTTATAGAGTCTCTAATAAAGGTATCTCTAAAGGGACTAGCGAAAACTCCGATAGCGTTTCAAAGGAAGAGGTAGACTTTTTAGTAGAAAAAGAAAGAAAGACGGCTCAATATTATACCGATAGAATGATAGAACACTTCTCTTTTTACGCGGCTAGTTTATACCCGGAATATTATAGTAATAATAACGACGACGTTTTTCCGGATAAAAGCGCGGATTATACAGGTTGGGTTATATGATTAAAAAAAAATACAAACCTAAACAACAAAACGTAGTTAAGTTAAAAAACTACTTAGAGAAGATATATAACAAAAACGTAAAAAAGTAATTATAATAGTATGGCTAATAATATAAATTGGGGTAAAGTTTATTGTAATATGGAAACTAATTCTGCTTGGGGAGCGGATGAAGCATATACAACTGAATTTATACCCGATTTTTCTGCTCCAAGTTGTTGGACTTTAGTACCTGCGTTTACAGCGGATACAACATTATACAAAGCAGATACAACATTATTTACAGCAGATGCAACACAAATAACATAATATAAAAAAATGGCTAAACAGACGATAAATATAGGAACTACTGCAAATGATGGCACAGGCTCAACCTTACGAGATGCCTTTGATATTTGCAACGATAACTTTACGGAACTGTATACAGACGACGCCGGAGATGTAGGTAGTATAACAGCAACTGCACCGATAGCAAGAGATTCAGCAACTGGGGCAGTAACAATCTCTTTAAATGATGGAGGAATTGTTACAGATAAAATAGCAGACGATGCAGTTACAGCAGATAAACTAGCTAACTCAATTAATACAGCTATAGCAGCTAACACAGCAAAGGTTACTAATGCAACCCATACAGGAGATGTTACAGGTTCGGCAGCTTTAACAATAGCCGCAGATGCAGTTACTACAGCAAAAGTTTTAAATGATAATATAACTCACGCTAAACTAGAAAACAGATATACAGCAAGTGGAAGTATTACAACTTATACAGGAGCAGTAACTGTTGATTGGTCAGCAGCTACTAACTTTGTAATGGGTTCTTCTTTATCAGGAGCAATAGAATTTGATTTTACAAACTTCAAAACAGGTCAAGTTTTAACTATTCACAACCTTACAGGTTCGCAAACAATTACTTTAGATTCTAACGCTGCAACAAGTGAAACTTTTAACAAGCTAGGTGGTAATGACTATGATGGTTCAGCAACGAATGCTTTAATGATAGAATGTATTAGTGATTCAGCAAATGCTGTTTTTAACTATTCAGTATTAACCTATGTAAGTGATACAACACCAAGCTAAAAAATAAGATATGAAAGCAATTAATATAGATGGTACAATAAAAACTTATAGCAACCTAAAATCTTTTGGAGGTGCTTTAGGTTTACAATATTCTAGTGATAGTGATTTAGAAGCACTTGGTTTTTATGATGTAGTAACACCAACAACTAAACAAAGTCAAGAGTTAGGTGCTATTAAATGGGATTCTAAAAATAAAGTTTTTACTTATCCTGTTAAGAATAAAACTTATAGTTTATCGGTAGCAGAACTTAAAACACAAAAAATAGAAAACCTAAAACATATTTACGGAAGTAAGTTAGGCAAAACTGATTGGTACGTTGTAAGAGCAGCAGAAGGTGGTACAGCAGTACCTAGTGATATAGCTACAGAAAGAAGTGATTTAAGAACAGAATGTGCAACTAAAGAAGCAGAAATAAATGCTTTAAGTACAAAAAGTTCTATTATAGATTATCAACTTCCAAGTTATATCTAATGGGTTTAGGAAAAAAGAAAATACTTTCACAAGGTGCTAGTGATGATGGTGGTTATTTTGAAACTATTACTTATGGAGGAACAGGCAGCACACAATCTACTAACTCTCTGTCAAGTCAAAGTGGTACGATAGATTTTCAACCAGATTTAATTTGGTTTAAAAATAGAACAGGTGCTTATCCATATCAAATGTATAATAGTATAACAGGTGTTGATAAATTTTTAAATACAGGAGTAGCTACTACAATTGGAAGTTACACAGGAACAGGAGCAGAGATTAATGATTCTGGTAATGATTTAATGAGTTTTAACTCAAATGGTTTTACTATAGGAGCTCCAACTTTTGGAAGCGTTAATGAAGTTGGTTTTAATCACGTTGCGTGGTGTTTTAAAGCAGGAGGTGCGGCAGTATCAAATACAGATGGAAATGTTACTGCACAAGTTTCAGCTAATCAAGCAGCAGGTTTTAGTATTGCTTCTTATACAGGAAATGGAGCAGCAAATGCTACTGTAGGACACGGACTCGGTGCAGTACCTGAACTAATAATTACAAGGAATAGAAATGGAAGTTTTTGGAATGTGGGTTCACCATATATAGGAGGGTTTTCTAATTATATGACTTTAAATAATGGTGATGCATCCCTTGTATCTGGCTCACCTTTTAATGGTACAGCACCTACATCAAGCGTTGTTACTTTTGGAACTTATAGTGCAACTAATGGCTCTAATGGCCCTATGATTATGTATTGTTTTCGTTCTGTGGCAGGAGTACAAAAAGTTGGGAGTTATACAGGAAGTGGTTCAAGTGGTAAGAGTGTTACTACAGGATTTCAACCTAGATTTTTAATGATAAAAGCGACTAGTTTTGGAAATGGTTATTGGTTTATACTAGATAACCAAAGAGCAACATCTGGAACAAATGGCAAAAAAGCACTTTGGGCGAATACACTTCTTGCAGAAGGTAGTACAGATTATGATGTTCGTTTTGATGCTACAGGATTTACATTATTAAATACAGATTCACACCTAAACCAAAGCTATAATTATTTATACCTAGCAATAGCATAATGGAACAATTAAAGATTTATGGTTTTAACGCAATAGCATTAGCTTTTTCGGTTAGTTCTATAAATCCTATTTTACAAGCTGTTTCTTTATTATTAGCAATAGCATATACAATAATTAGTATTAGTAAAAAATTAAAATAATGGCATTACCTAAAAATGGTGTGGCTAGAGAAATAAGAAGTTATGTAGGATCACTACTAATATTTTTATTTGTTATAGGACTTATAGTCGCTTTAATTCAGTTTCCTGTACTAGATACTAACAAGGAGGTCGTAATGATGTTAATTGGAACAATTTCAGCTAGTATAGGTATAACCGTAGCTACTATAACAGGAAGTAAGCCTGATGATATAAACGCTCTTAAACAAAGTTTAGAGAAGAAAGAGAATCAAATTGAAATGCTTGTAAAAGCTAAAGACAATTTAGAGGAAATGGTTATAAACCTCCAAAGAGAAATGTTGCAAAACCAAGATAATATGATGGATAAAATCATTCTTAAGGCAGCAATGGACTTTGATGACAATCGTAACCCACAAAAAGGAAAGCTATGAAAGAAGTAAAATGTAAGTGCGGATGCACAAATAACCCAGAAGGTTACTGCGATGGTAGCCATTTAAATAAATAAATATGCAAACTTTTATAATTATAATTTCAATAGTAATGTTTTTAACTGCCTTAATGATGGCGTTAACAGTTTACGGTATATTTACAGATAAAGATAAGGACGGAATACCTGACGCTTTAGAAGATAAATTTAACCAAGTAGTAAGCGATATAAAACAAGAAATTGAAAAAATTAAAAAATGAAATACTTTACGTTAGATGAATTTGATTCACCTGATCACAAAGGTAGCGGTGTTAATATGGATAGTAACTTTCTTGAGTTGCTCAACAACGCCCGTCAAATTGCAGGGATACCATTTAAAATCTCAAGCGGATATAGAACGATTGAACATAACCAAAAAGTTGGAGGCGTATCAAACTCGAGCCACCTATCCGGTCTTGCGGCAGATATTAGTATATCGTCCGGAAACGAAAGATACCTTGTTCTTAATGCCCTTATTAAAGCAGGATTCAAAGGTTGGGAATCGCTAAAACCTTTATACATTGCGATACCGACGGATCAAAGCCAAACTCGGTATGGACATACTAATACGGTAGGAAGTACGCTATGGAAGAATTAATTACAGGTTATATTGCGTTTCGTTTATTAGAGTATTTAATACTAAAAAGTTTTGTCTGAGAAGAAAAAATTTAAAGATACCCAAGTAGGCAAATTCTTCTTAACAAAATCCCGGATGTAGTTGGAGCCGTTGCCGGTAATACCGCCGTAGGGAGTGTTATACAAGCTATTATAGGAGGATCCGATATGTCCGACGCCGACAAAGAGATAGCTTTAAAAAAACTAGATTTAGAGAGAGCCGAAATAGACGGTACAACAAGACGATGGGTAGCCGACGCAAGGAGCGGATCTTGGTTATCTTCTAACGTAAGACCTTTAACTTTAGTATTTTTAACCGTTAGTTACGTTATAGGTTGGTATTTAGGCTATCCTTTAGATTCTATTACCGGTCTTCTCTCGATCGTGATTGGAGGCTATTTTGGAAGCAGAGGTGTAGAGAAGGTATTTGGAAATAATAAACATCAATAAATGGCAAAGCAAATAGTTATAAACTATAAAAAAGTTAAAGTTAAGAGAAAGGGAATACATAGTAAAAACAAACAATCTGCTTTAAAATCGTCAAAGAATTATACTAAGAAATATCGCGGTCAAGGTCGATAATGTTTATAATTCAAATACTTGAATAGTTGACTTTTAAAAAAAAACGAAGTAACTTTGGTGGGTAGTGGGAAATTAATTACTTTATTATTTTATATTTAATATAAGAAATTTATAAAAATTTTAATTTATATTATGAAAATAGACGACGAAATAAGGAAAATTACAAGCTATAAAACTTGGAGCGTTAAACGTAAAACTGATACCTTACTAGAAATGGATGCAGAAATGTATACTAACTTAGGTAAAGAATCAACTAAGACTGAAAAGAAAAATGTAAAAGCTATTAGTAGAAAAATATATAGAGCTATATCTTTATTAAAGTCCTTTAGATGGTTATATACTTAGAAGCTCATATGAACGAAAAAGATCTTAGGAGTCTAGTAGATGCCCAAAACTAAAAAACCTTCAAGGAGTAAACTTGTAAAGAAACTCGATACGGTATTTAGTCAATGGATAAGGTTAAGTAAAGCGGATAAAAACGGATATTGTACTTGCGTAACTTGTTCTAAGAAATTATATTGGAAAGAGATTCAAGCGGGACATTTTCAAAGTCGGAAACATTATAGTACCCGTTGGGACGAACTAAACGTTTTCCCGCAGTGCGTCGGTTGTAATGTATTTAAATACGGAGAACAATATAAATATTCTCTTTTTTTAGGTAAAGAAGCCGCAGAAGTATTATATTTGAAAAGTAAAGAAATTGTAAAGTTCGCTAATAGCGATCTAGAAGATATGATAAAAGATTATAGTCAAAGACTAAAAAAGCTTACTTGATTTTTTTCTTGTAATATTGTTCTTTGTTTTAGGGCGGCAGAAATGTCGCTCTTTTTTTTGTTAATTATTTTTTTACTATCTTTACAATATGGAACAATTTACAAAAGCAGAACTCTATGGCAAGGTACAAGAACTGCAATACGAAAACGAACAATTAAAAAATCAATTAATTTTAAATACAAAGATCAATGGCTAAGAAAGAAACAAATATAAACGAAAAACTATTTAACCTACAACAAGAGATAGGTACTATAAGTAAAGACGCGAGTAATCCGTTTTATAAATCAAAATACTTCGATATAAATTCTTTGATAAAACAATTACAACCTTTACTAAAAAAATATAAGTTACTTTTATTACAACCTATCGAAGAGGATATAGTTTATAGTAAGCTTATTTGTATAGAAGGATCCGGGGGAGTAATAAGCGGATTAAAGATTCCCGAAATAACGGATCCACAAAAACTTGGTAGTTGTATAACATATTACCGTAGATATACTTTAGCTAGTTTATTAGGTTTACAAGCTATAGACGACGACGCAAACGCTGCGAGCGGTAATATAAGCCCGACTATCGAAAAGCCTTGGTTAAATAAAGATACGTTGCAATTTACAAAAGCAATAGACTTTTTAAATCAAGGAGGGAATATTAAAGATATAGAAGCGAAGTATAAAATTAGTAAAGCAGTTAGAGATGAGTTATCTAAACTGTAAAATAAAAAAAGTATATTACAACTCAACTTATAATAACAAACCAATTAAAATAACTATATATGGAAATTACAGGAAATATCAAACTAATAACGGAAACGGAAACGGGAACCTCGAAAGCGGGGAAGGAATGGGCGAAACGTCAAATAGTAGTAACGACTAATGAAACGTATCCTCAAGATATCGCAATAGATTTTATGGGCGATAAAATAACTCAAATAAATAATTTTGAAGTAGGGAACCCGGTAACGGTTTCTATTAATATTAGAGGTAACGAGTATAACGGGAAGTACTATAATAGTATAAGCGGTTGGAAGATAGCTAATACAATAGGTCAAGTTAATAATAACGATCAACAACCCGCTAGAGAGAAAGTAGAAGATTTACCTTTTTAATTTAATCGGGGGTTAATAGCCCCCTTTTTTTATACCTTAATGATAAAACTAAAACAAGGCGAAGAGTTTCCTAAAGACTTTTGGAATTATAACGTAAACGCTATAACCGGATACTATATAGAACCTCAACGTAAAGAACAAAACGACAAAGTAGCGAGAAAATACCATAAACGATGATAGCGCATTCAAGAAAAATACAAGATAAAATACTAGATATAAAATACGGTAGGATAAAACAAGGTCTAAAACTTGATATACCCGAGATCGACGAACACTTAAGATATAAGCAGGGAAATTTTAATTTAATAATTGGGCACGCAAATTCGGGGAAAACAACATTTTGTGTTTATTTATTTGTTCTTTGGGCGGTAAAGCATAACTTAAGGTTTTTAATATGGTCAAGCGAAAATACTCCTCAATCTATAGTAAGGAAAATAATAGAGTTTAAAATGGGTTTACCAATTACGGAAGCTTCGGACGAACAAATTAATAACTCTATTTCTTGGTGCGATAACCATTTTAAAGTAATAGACGTAGACGATCTATATACCTACAAACAATTAATTAACGAAGCTAAACAAATTAAAAGCGTTTGGAATTACGATTGTTTATTAATAGATCCTTATAATAGTTTATCTAAAGATCCAACGTTACAAAAGCTAGTAGGTAATTCGCACGACTACGATTATCAAGTAGCGAGTGAGTTTAGACTTTTAGCTAAGAAGCAAAATATAACGCTATATTTAAACGCGCACGGAGTAACAAGCGCTATGCGGTCAATACATACAAACGGAGAATATCAAGGATTACCTAAACCGTTAGGAATGGCGGACGTTGAAGGTGGTGGTAAATGGGGTAACCGCGCTGATGATATTTTATGTATACATCGTTATACAACGCACCCGAGCGATTGGATGTATTCTAATATTAGTATACTCAAGGTAAAAGAAAACGAAACCGGCGGAAGACCTACATCGTTCGATAATCCTATAAAAATTAAAATGAAAATAAATAACGTTGGGTTTGAGTTTTTAGGATCCGATTTATTAAAAGAAAAACCTATAGAAGAAAAAATACCGTTTTGATTATAATAATTTTTTTATTAATTGTTGCGTTGGTTTTTATAGTAATAGGACATATAAAGAAAGCTGAAATAATTATAAGTCCAATAAAAGGCTTTATGTTTGGTTTTTTATATCACAAAGAAGAATACATAGAAGAAGACGAGTACACTTTACAATGTTTGTTAGGAGTAATTAGTGTAAACGTAATATGGAAAAATCTGCCGAATGGCTAAAAATAGTAGCGAAGGATCATAAAAAATGGGTTAAGCTTGTTAAGGATTTAGGAGAGTATAGCTTCGCGGAGGATATAGTCCAAGAGGCTTATATTGTTTTATATAAATATACTAACGAGGAAAGTATAATAAAGAATGGTAAAGTATCTCAAGGATATATGTTTTATACTCTACGTTCGGTTTTGTTTCAATTTCATAACGCTAAAAAGAAATTTAAAAGACAAGATATAGACGATGAAGAATTTTTTAATAAAATACCCGATATTGATAATTTAGACGTTGAAGAGGGATACAATAACTTTTGTCTTCTTTTAGATAAAAAGGTAGATACTTTTAATTGGTACGATAAGAAACTTTGGAAGCTATATTCTCAAACCGATATGTCAATAAGAAAGATAGCGTCCGAAACTAATATAAGTTGGGTAAGTATATTTAATAGCTTAAAAAATATTAAGAACGATCTAAGAGAAAACTTAAAAGAAGACTACGAGGACTGGAAAAATAGAGATTTTGAACGATTAAAATAGAAATAATGGAAAACTATAAAGGTGATAAAAGAAGTAAAGAATACAGACAATGGAAAAAAAACCTAGAACAATCTAGTAAAGGATTAGGCGATAAAGTCGAAAAGGTCTTTAAGGCGACCGGGATAGATAAGGCGGCTAAATTTATACTAGGAGAAGACTGCGGATGCGAAGAGCGTAAGAATACTTTAAATAAAATCTTTCCAAGTAAAAAAATTAATTGTTTAACGGAAGACGAATATAATTATTTAGATACTTTCTTTAAACTAAAAACTTCTAAGGTTACTCCCGATCAACAAGCCGAATTAATATTAATATACAATAGAGTATTTAACGGTAAAGCCGTCGCGACAAGTTGCGGAAGTTGTTTTTTAAACGGAGTATACGATAAACTAAATAAAATATTTAACGAGTACAACGATTGAAAGAGAAGGAGCTTTTTGAATATCTAATAAAATGTTGTTACCCGGATCTAGTAAAAGCTAAAAAGCAAATGTCTCGGTGGGATTGTTATAGCCCGGATAAGAGCCATAGGATAGAATTAAAATGTAGGGGTAAGCATTACGATAGTTTACTTATTGAAAAAAAGAAGTTCGACGCCTTAATACTAAAGTGTAAAGAAAATTTAGATATACCTCTTTATATAAATTATACTCCTAAAGGCGTATATAAATTTAATTTGTATATTGTTAAACCAATTTGGGAAATACAATATCATAATAAAACTACTCAATTTAAAAACAATAGTAAGATACCAAAGGAGGTAGCAATGTTAGATATCAAAGACGCGGAAATATTATAGAATAATTTAAACAAAGAAACAATGAACAAAAAAATAAACAACCTTAAAGAAATAGAATACTATACTAACTTTAATCTAGTAGGAGAGTATATAGTAGAATCAAGAAAGTTAAAGCCGGAAAACAAAGCTTTAAACGATATGTACTACGCTTGGCAAGAAGTCGGCTTTTACGCTAATAACCTTATAGGTAACGAGAGACATTATAACGATTCCTTAAGCGAGTATAGAGGCGATAAGATAAGAGCGATAGAACGATCAAGGAAAGCCGAAGAAAAAATAAAAAGCTTAGAGCAAGAGATAGAAAAGCTTAAGATAAGAATAGAAGTAGGTATTTAAATAATAAAACAAATGAGCGACTCAATAAAGAAATGGCACGAGATACAAGACGATAATAAATGGACGACCGATAGTACCGGGTACTCTTATAACAATATACCGAAGGATCCTATAGTTGAAAGCGTATTAAATAAGTATAAGACTAGATCAAGAGACGGTATTATAAAATACAATACTACTCTTTACGATAACCCGGACGGGTTTTATAAGTTTCTTACGCATCTTCAAGAAGAACTTATGGACGCTACCTTATATATAGAAAAGATAAAACATCAAAAAAGTTAATAAATTGTTTGTATGTTAAAATTATTTGTTTATATTTGAGTATTATTAACAAACAAATAACAAGATGAAAACAAAAACAAATACAGATTTTTTAGAATTATTAAGTAGAGAAGAGGTAAAACTTGAAGTCTTTGAATTTAAGTCCCATACTCTCGGAGAGCTATTAAAAGCTACAATTATAAGAAATACTATTAACGAAATAGTAAATGTTATATCAATTACAAGAAGAAACGATAGAGAACAATTAGGATCTTGGGAATTTCAACACGCTAGTCACGACTTACAAAGACAATTAGATTCTTTTTGGAGATAATAAAAATAGGGGGAGGAAACTCCCCTTTAAAAACATAGAACAATGACAAATATTTTAGAAAAATTAATAGAATTATACGAGATATCTTACGAAGGAGATAACAACCTAATTACAAGAGGTTTAATACACGAGATAATTATAGATATCGTTAGCGAAGATTCAATAAAGGCGGATCAAGGTCGTTTAATATTTGATAGGTTATCTAAAATTAGAAGACGATCTAATAGAAAAATAAAAGCTACGATATGATAACATTACTAAACGGCGATAGTTGGGGCAAAGAAGAAATCTTAGCTCAAATGTACGACGACGAATTTTATTACGGTCACTTGGGTAAGTACGCTTTAAGTAGCTCAAGCCTTAAAACTATTCTTAAAAGTCCTAAAACTTATAGAAACGTAATTAAGTACGGAGATCCTAATTCGGGAAGTCCGGCGTTATCTTTAGGAAGGCTAGCTCATTGGATGTTGCTAGAGCCTCGAAAAATAGATAAAATACATTTTGTAGATACATCTAAAAAGAATACTAAAATATACAAAGAAGCAAAAGAAAACGCTAAAGGTGCGGAGGTATTCTTAACAAAAGAAAGAAAAGATACCGAGAGAATAACCGACGCGGTATTAAGAAACGAAGCGGCTTTAAAATTACTTAGTAATTCGGAGTTTGAAGTTCCCGAGATCGGATTACTTGAAGGATTACCATTTAGAGCAAAGGCGGATATTATGAAAGGCGATACAATTATAGATTATAAAACATCAAGCGATCTTAGAGGATTTAGATACGCGGCTGATAAATACTGTTATGACCTACAAGCCTATTTATATTTAAGACTCTTTAATAAAAAGAAGTTTACTTTTTTAGTAGTAGATAAAGGTAGTACCGATATAGCAATATTTGAAGCTAGCGAGGACTTTATCAATAAAGGAAAAGAGAAGTTTTATAGCGCCGTTGAGAATTATAAATATTTTTTCCAAGATAATAACGATATTGACCAATACGTTATGCGCGGTATACTATGAAAGAATTTAGCTTCGATACAATAAAAGATTTTGACGGACATATAAACAAGAGTATACCTTCGTTTAATATATTACTAAACTTAATAGAAAATATTTCTTATAGTTTTATTAGAGATAATTACAACGTTTACGACCTAGGTTGCTCAAAAGGTAGTTTACTTTTAAATTTAAGTAAAGGAAATAAAACAAATACTAATTTTGTAGGATACGATATATCTTCAAACCTTTTACCTAAAGATAAAAACAAAGTTTACTTTTTAAATAAAGATATAACCGAAGAGGATATTAAGTTTATAGATCCTTCTTTAATATTATCTATTTTTACTCTACAGTTTATTGATTACAATAAGAGACAACCTCTATTAAATAAGATATACAAATCTTTAAATAAGGGAGGAGCTTTTATCGTTGCGGAAAAGGTTTTTGTTAAGGACTCTTATATACAAGATATCTTTACTTTTGCTTTATACGATTACAAAAGAAATAACTTTACTCCTAGCGAGATTTTAAGTAAACAAAAAGACTTAAGAAAGATAATGTTTCCCCTTAAGGAAAAAGAAAATATTAAGCTATTTAAAAAAGCCGGGTTTAAAAAAATAGAGCCTTTCTTCCAATCCTTAAACTTTAAAGCTTGGTTATGTATAAAGTAGAATACAAGCCTATAAAATTAAAAGACGTTAAGGAGGAATCTAATAAAAAACTATTTAACGTTATTTCTTTCTTTGCCGGAGGAGGAGGTTCTTCTTTAGGATATAGAATGGCGGGAGGAAAAGTTTTAGCAATAAACGAATTTGTAGAAAGCGCACAAGATACTTACCGGGCTAATTGGGAGGATACAAAAATATACCCTAACGATATAAGGAAAATAAAAGGAGAGGATATACTAAGAGATCTTAACCTCAAGAAAGGAGAACTAGATATATTAGACGGCTCTCCTCCTTGCGCTTCTTTTTCCGTAGCGGGCAATAGAGAAAAGGATTGGGGTAAAGAAAAGAAGTATAGTAATAAAACTCAAAAGACCGACGATCTATTTTACGAGTTTGCTAGGATAATAAAAGAAATTCAACCTAAGACTTTTATAGCGGAAAACGTTAAAGGTATGTTAATCGGACAAGCTAAAGATTTATTTGGTAGCGATCAATTATCAATGTTCGGAGAGCATAGCGAGACAATATATCATACTTTAACTAATATAGGTTATAACGTTTCTTATAGAGTTTTAAACGCTAAAGACTTCGGAGTTCCTCAATCAAGAGAAAGATTAATTATAGTTGGAGTAAGAGACGATATACAAAAAAAGTTTAAATTTCCTAAACCTTCAAACTATAGGTTTAATTTAAAAGAAGCTTTCGAAGGATTAGAGAATACAAAAGAAGAGCTTAAAGAAGCTAATATAGAAGCTTACTCTATATATAAAGAATCTAAGAAACTTAAAGAAGGAGAGCAAAGCGTAAAGTATTTTAGTTTAATAAAGACGGATAGGAATAAACCGTCGGGAACTTTAACTCAAACGGCGGGATCGATATCAGCCGCTTCTATAATACACTGGGAAGATAGAAAGTTTACCGTAAGCGAAGCAAAAAGAATAATGAGCTTTCCGGACGATTATAAATTAATAGGAAAGTATAGAGATAAGATAGAGAGACTAGGGAGAGCCGTTCCCCCTTTATTAATGAGATCGGTAGCTAAACAATTATATAATTTAATTTTAAAAGAACAATGAAACAAATAAATATATTTGGAGAGATAGAAGAAAGAAATTGGTTCGATGATAATTTAAAACAAATTAAGATAGGACTAGAAGGCGAAAGCCAAATAAGAGCTTTACTAAGTAAAAAGAATATAAAGTTTATGCAAGCCGACTTAATATTTAACTATAACAATCAATACTATTGCGCGGAGGTTAAAACACAAGAAAAGTATTTAGCTCCTCCGTTTGACGGTCACGGCTTACCAATGTGGCAAATAACCGCAAGGATAGAACTATTTAATAAAACCGGGATTATACCTTACCTATTTATTAGATGCTTAACCGATAACTTAGTATACCATCAAGACTTAAGAGAATTAATGCGAACCAAATATTATCAAACAAAAGGAAAATCCCCAAGAGTAATATTTAATCTAAGCGAATTTAAAAAAAGTAATATTGAGTGAACAACGATAAAATAAGAGACCATTATCTTTTAGCCTTAGTAGATATAGCAAACGGTAAAAATATAATGGAATTAGAGGAAGCTATCGACGACTACGAGGAGCTTGAAGAGTACGAGGCTTGCGCCGGTATTTTAAAAGCAATACACGAAAGCGGATATTTAACAATAAAAGATTTAATTAAAATAATAGATAAAGATGAATAAAGAAACATTACAAAAATTAGTAGAAGAATTTTACGAACTTGATATAACTCGAAATACTAGAAAAAGAAATTACGTTGAGGCTAGAGCAATGTATTATAAAATAGTAAGAGACAATACAAGATTAAGCCTAGAGGCTATAGGTAAAACGGTTAATAGAGACCACGCGAGTGTATTCTACGGAATTAAATCGTTAAGTAATTGGATTGATACCGATCGAACTATAAAAGCAAGATATAGATTACTAGTAGAGCAAGTAGAAGAGTTTAAGTCTATAGCTACGGATAGAAATTTAATTAAAGAAGTAGATCAAAAACTAGCTTTAGAGTTTAGTAGGTTGAATCATAGGCATAAAGAATTGTTAAACGAGAATATAGGACTCGCCTTAGAGTTGAAAAAATTAAAGGAGGAGCATAGTAAAAGAGAACAATTTTATACTAGATACGGGTTTATAAATTAACAATAACTTAAAAATCTTATTATATAATTGAATAAACAATCTATTTCAATATGGATAATCGAATAAATAACGGAGGAGCTAGAGAAGGAGCCGGAAGGAAACCTAAGTCCGAAGAGATAAAACTAGTAGAAAGATTAAGCCCTTTAGAGGACGATGCGCTTGCCGCTTTATCGGAAGGAGTTAAATCCGGGGATATCAAATGGGTTACTCTATATCTTAATTACTATTTAGGAAAGCCTAAAGAAACTAGAGATATTACTATCAACGAGGACTTACCTCTTTTTATTGATTAATGCGGGTTCAAAAAACCAAGGCATTAACGAAATTAAGAAGTTTAGATAATAGGATCAAGGTTGTAAGAGGCGGAACCTCCGCCGGGAAAACAATTTGTATCTTACTTATCCTAATCGATTACGCTATTAAAAACGAAGGAAAAGAAATAAGTGTAGTATCGGAAAGTATACCGCATCTCCGTAGAGGTAGTTTAAAGGATTTCTTATCGATCTTAAAAGGACTCAATAGGTACAAGGAAGATCAATTCAATAGGAGTACCTTAAAGTATACCTTTACAAACGGTAGCTATATAGAGTTCTTTTCTACTGATCAACCGGATAAGCTTCGCGGGGCAAGACGAACCGACCTCTATATTAATGAGTGTAATAACGTACCCTTCGACGCTTATAATCAATTATCGGTAAGAACCTCCGGAAATATATGGCTCGACTATAATCCTTCTAGTTTGTTTTGGGTAGACAAAGAGATTATAGGGCAACCCGATACGGACTATATAACCCTAACTTATAAAGATAACGAAGTACTTCCTCAATCAATAGTAGACGAAATAGAGAAAGCAAGAGAGAAAGGTAAGACCTCGACTTATTGGTTAAATTGGTGGAACGTCTACGGACTTGGAAAAATAGGATCTCTAGAAGGGGTATGTATCCCGGATTGGAAAGAGATAGATACAATACCTAACGAAGCTAGACTATTAGGATATGGCTTAGACTTCGGCTATTCGGTAGATCCGTCGACATTAATCGCATTATATAAATGGAACGAAGCTTATATATACGACGAGGTTCTTTATAAGAAAGGAATGCTCAATAGAGATATAAGTAGATTCTTAAGTCAATTAGAGATTACCGAAACTATCGTAGCGGATTCCGCAGAGCCAAAGAGTATAGCCGAATTACAAGGATACGGGCATTCTATATACGGAGTAAGCAAAGGAAGAGATTCCGTAGTATACGGATTAAATCTAATAAACCAAAACGAGATATATGTAACCGCAAGAAGCAAGAACTTAAAAAGAGAACTAGGAGGCTACGTTTGGGCTAAAGATAAAGAAGGTAATACCTTACAAAAACCAACAGGGTTACATCCGGACTGTATAGATGCCGCTCGATATATATTAACCGATCAATTAGAAAACCCCAATAAAGGAGAATATTATATTTATTAAAAATAATTAATAAAAAGTTTGTTTGTTAATTAAATGTTTATTACTTTTACAAAGTAAAACAAAGACAATGAAATTAAAACTAAATAAAAACGGAGTTAGTAGCTATTCAAATAGAGTAGGAGATATATTGATTTCTGTATACAAACAATATATAACAGGAGAATGGGTTGGAATTATAGAAACCTATACACACACTGCAAAAGACTTTAATAATAATAAAGTTGAAATGTTTGACGAATTATTTATTTGGAAAACAAATACAAAAAAAGACACTTGTTCCGCATTAGTTGAGTACATAAAAAACAATTAAAAACAAAAACAAACAACTAGAAATTATGACTTACGAAAAATTATATACTTGGTACCAAAAAGCAAATCCGGAATTATCCCACGAAGAGCTAGATCAATTAGTAAGAGACGATTTAAAATAAAAACAAAAACAATTAAAACAAAAACAATGAAAACACAAATTACAAAATTAGAAAATCAAGTATTAAAACAAATACAAAACTTTACAGCTGAAGATTTCGGTTCAGACTCAGCAGCTTGGTGTAATGTTCACGAAATAGATATAGACTCTAGACAATTAAGAGCTTTAATTTCTACTCTATCTCAAAAAGGGATATTAACTCTAACCGATGACGGTGGATTTGGTGACGGTTCTTTCGTAACAATTAGTAAAGAATTTTATACTCTAACAGGCGAATGGACAAATGCTGGAAGTCCTGAGTATAAATACATTAATTTAGAAGTAAATTAAATTATAGGGGCGCAAGCCCCTTTTTTATTAACCAATAATTATATTATGGAAAACAAAATAGAATATATAATGGTAAAACAATTAACTAAAAAAGAAAATAGAAAGAACCTTATTAGAATATTTGGCGGTGCTTTATTGTTTGGATTATTTGCAATAGCGTCAATGTATTTCTTTTTATTCTTTATCTTATGGGCGAATGAAGTTACAGAAAAAGTTGCCGGATATTTTTGATATGAAAGAAGCTTGTTGGTACGAAGAAATATACGTCGTTCAAAAACCTATAAAAGTAGGAACTAAAAAAGGAGGCTACGACGTTACCTTAAATATAGATTACAAAGGTAAGAATACGATCGAAGGAAGCGAAACGTACAAACAAAACTCTAGAGAATTAGAAAACAAAATAGAAGAGGCTTATAAATACGCCTATAAAAGATTTATATTAGGAGAATAGTTTTGGCAGCTATAAATGTCTTTTTTCATTTGTTTGGGGAATTAGAGGAGCTTAACTAGGTTCCTCTTTTTCTATTTATACAAATAAGGTTTAATTTTATTATATATATATGAAAGTACAGATAACCGTTCCGGATAGTTTAAAAGATATTACTTTAGATCAATACCAAAGATTCGAGAAGATAAATACCGAAGAGAATAAAGATAGCTCCTTCCTACTACAAAAGATGATAGAGATATTTTGTAACCTCAACCTTAAAGACGTAGCTAATATAAAATATAATAGCGTTCAAGAAATAACGAATCATTTAAATAAAGTCTTTGAAGCTAAAACGGGATTAATAACTACTTTTAAATTAGGAGGTATTGAGTTCGGATTTATACCCGAGCTTGACGATATAACTCTAGGCGAGTATATAGACCTAGATACTTATTTAGGCGAGTGGGATAATATGGACAAAGCGATGAGCGTCCTATATAGACCTATAACGAATAAGAATAAAAATAGATATATTATAGAGGAATATAAAGAAAGCGACAATACCGAACTTTTAAAAAGTATGCCTTTAGATATTGTAATGGGATCCCTTGTTTTTTTTTGGAATTTAAACAAAGAGTTATTACAAACTACCCTGAGATATTTGAACAAAGAAGCGAAGAAAATGGATATGAAGCAACGGCTAACTTTGGAAGAAAATGGGGATGGTTATCCTCTATATACGGTCTCGCACAAAAGGATGTTACCAAATTTGACGATATCACAAAATTAAACGCACATAAATGTTTTTTATACTTAGCGTTTGAGAAAGAAAAGATAGAACTAGAAAGAAAACAAATAAAAAATAAATGAAAGGATTCTACAACTTAACGGATAAATTAAAAGATACTTTACTTGCGGAACCTTTTGTTAATACGGTAACCTTTGGAAGCTTAGACGATATAGATCTAAACAAACAAACTATATTCCCGTTGTCTCATATTACGGTAAACAATACAACCGTAGGAACTAATATATTAACGTTCAACGTTAGTATTCTATCAATGGATATAGTCGATATAAGCAAGGCGGAAACTACGGATATATTCGTAGGCAACGATAACGAGCAAGACGTTTTAAATACTCAACTAGGTTTATTAACTAGAGTTATAAATACCTTACAAAGAGGAGACTTATATACCGAACTATATCAAGTAGAAGGAGACGTAAGTTGTGAGCCTTTTGTAGATAGATTCGAGAACAAGCTCGCCGGTTGGGCAGCTACCTTTGACGTAATAATCGAAAACGATATGACGATATGCAACTAAACGAAGTAAATAAAACTCTTAATAAGTTCGGTAAGTACGTTGTATCTCAAGCGAGAGCGAATCTAACAAGAGGTAAAAAGAACTATACAAGAAACCTATACGAAAGTATTACCTATATACTAGAGGAGTCTAATATAAATCCACGTATATATTTCGAGATGGACGATTACGGTATGTATCAAGATCAAGGAGTTAAAGGTAAAAATCCAAGACTTGTTAAGAACGGAAAACAAAAAGCTCCAAATAGTAAATTTAGTTTCAAGAATAAAATGCCTCCTCAAAAACCGTTATCGGAATGGGCTAAAAGTAAGAGTATAAGATTAAGAGATAGTAAAGGACAATTTAAAAAAGGAAGCTACCAAACAATAGGCTTTATATTACAAAAAAGAATATTTGCTCAAGGTATAAAACCTAGTCTATTCTTTACTAAACCTTTTGCTAAAGCATTTAAGAACTTACCTCCGGAATTAGGAAATAGTTTTGGTATAGATATAGAAAAAATATTAAGTTGATATGAGTACAAAGATAAACGTAAGAAGTCCCTTTTATATAAAGTATACAGAGCCTACTTTACCTGCGGTTGCTCTAACCTCCGCGTTAATTAATTTACAAGGTTTCGAGGTCGATCAATTTGGAAATGTTGTTCTACCCGTAACCGATTACGGAACTATATTGTCTTATACGTCTACGGCAGGAGATTTTACGGACGGAAGATTTGCAACCGTTGGAAGCGCAACAAGTAGAACGGTTACATTTACAATTAGTATACCGCCTAATTTTAGTAACGCAGGCGATTCAACGATAGACGTAAACGCAACGGCAACCCAACCCCAATTCGTCTGTAGCGGTGGCGTAACTTTAAACGGATCAGTACCTAATCAATCTATAGATACCGACGGGGATACGGCTACGGTTAATCTAGCTTCTTACTTTACACAAGGTACGGATCCTATTAGTAGTTATTCAATAACAAATAATAACCTAGATTATTTTACCCATACTTTAACGGGAGCGTCTTTAACTATAATTGGAACAACTAGAGCCGGAACTAAAAAACTATATGTAGAAGCTAGCGACGGAGATGCGGCAACTTGTAACGCTACGCAGCCAATACAAATAACGACTACCGCGCAAGTAACCTACGCTTGTACCGACGCTTATTTCTTAGGAGGTTCTATATCGCAAGCAGGAGTAATTGTAAACCCTACTGTAAACGGAACTATTACCGCGATAAAAGATTCAAGCGGAGGAAGTACGATAACAAGCTATCCGGCGAATACAACAGGAAGCGATAGAAACGTAACTTTATTTTTTGATATAACAGTACCTACGGGATACTCCAATACATCGGCAACGGTAGAATGTTCTAAAACGTTTTCACAACCAACGGCGGCTCTTCCTCTTTTTACTTGTTCAATAGCTTCCTTAACAAATCAAGCGATTACCTCTTTCGGATCTATATCAAAAGGAATAGCAGACGTAGGAACTATCGCAGACTTTTCTCCTATTGGATTCGATTCGGTAACGGTAGATACTTCGAGAACGGTAACGTATTCAATAACTCCTCCGGCTAGCGGATACTCTAATAGCGGAGGATCTAATATTAGTTGTGATATAACAATGACTCAACCCGCAATACAACCAACTGCGGGTACCCATATTTGGTATACCGGAGGCGCAGGATATGCTTTTATGACAATAGCCCAAGCTGCATCGGCACAACCTTCTTTTAGTACGTTATTACAAAAACAAATATCGATAGAAGGTCAATTAGGGATACAAGGAATAGCAGATCCAAAACAAAAAATAATTCAAAAAGCAAACATTCCCTTAAAAATGGAATCAGCAACGCCAGAAAATTTAGTTAGTACTTATTCGTTTCTTGATAACGGAGCGTTACCGCCTCGATTATTTCAAACTCAATCGTCACAAGCGAGTCCATATAATCCAACCGGTGGGTACTATTGGAGAATAGATAGAGTTAAAGAATCCGGAGGATATATTTCCCCTGCTTTCCAATTAACAAGTTATTATATGAAATTAGAGACAACCGGATTAATAACGGAGGTTTGGTTTGTTGATTGGTATGCAAAAACATTTACTAAAATAGCTTAATATGGCATTCAAGACAGCGCAATTACAGGTATATATTTACGAGGGTACTTCCGGATCTTATACGAGTACGGATTTAAAATATACTTTAGAAAATTCTTTAATAGGAAACGATACAAATGTAGTATTTGAAATATCTGAACTCGTAAGGGATTACTTAAATATAAGTTTTAATAACGATTATTCTTCTAAATGTATTTGGGTAACTACGGTAGCAACTTTATTAGACGAAAATAATAACGTATTTACATACGGTTCTCCAATTACGAATAATTATCTAGCGCTAGAAGGTTACGGTTATTTTGAAGATAGCGCAAATCCTCAACTCTCAACAAATGCTCTTATAACGTCTAATACTATTTACCTACCCGAAGGTACTTCCGGAAAGCTTCCAATATTCGCAGAAGGCGTAGGTAAGTATATAATAGATTCTACTACAACGCAAGTAACGGATAGCGGTAATTCGAATCAAAAAATACAATATATAACAATACCCGCTAATAGTTCTAGTATTAAAGTATACGATACAGACGATACAACACTATTAAAAACTATAACAGTAAATAATATATGCGAACCAAAATTTACGCCTTACAAAGTAACCTTTACAAATAAGTACGGAGCGTTTCAAGACTTGTACTTTTTTAAGAAAACAACAGAATCGTTTAACGTAACAGACGAAACGTTCAAAAGAAATACTATATCTAATAGTACGGCAACTTATAATAAGTACGCAGGACAACAAGAAAGATACAACTCTAACGCAACTAAAAGTATATCCCTTAATACCGGCTTTATAAATGAAGATAGTAACTCTTCTATAGAAGAATTGTTTTTATCAGAAAACGTTTGGATAAGATACGGTAGTGATACATTACCTATAATACCTAAAAGTAAATCATTAACACTTAAAACTAGCTTAAACGACAAACTCGCAAACTATACCGTAGATTTTGACTTCGCTTTCAACAAGATAAACAATGTCCGTTAATGTTAAATTTACAATTATATATAGAAGGACAAGAGGTTGATTTATTTAAAGACGAATCCGTAACCTTAACACAATCTTTGCAAGATGTAAAAGATATTGAAAAGGTTTTTACCGATTTCTCAAGAACTTTCTCCGTACCTGCAAGTAGAACAAATAACAAAATATTTGGACACTTCTATAATTACCATATTGTTGGAGAGTCCTCTTTTGATGCAAGAAAAAAGAAAACCGCACAACTTTATCTTAACTACGAATTATTTAAAGAAGGTAAAGTAAAATTTGAAGGAGCAACAAAAAAAGATAATAAGGCGTATACCTATAAACTAACTTTCTTTGGGAACGGTGTTAACCTAAAAGATATTACCGGAGACGATAAATTAAAATCTTTACCGTTATTAAAAAGAGACGAATTTAAGTTTACTTATAGCGATACCAATATAAAAGCATATTTAAAAAACGGTTTAGATATAACCGTAGACGGAATTACTTATATCGACGCTATATTATTTCCTTTAATAACTCATAGTAAAAGACTTATATATAACTCAGACTTTACGGATCCTAATAGTAGTAATACCGATAAAATAAATAATATCGCTTACGAGAATTTAACTACCGATAACGGATTATTATTATCCGAACTAAAACCCGCAATAAGAGTACATACTATAATAAAAGCAATAGAGAATAGCTACGATATAACTTTTAGCGAAGATTTTTTTACTGATACTAACGAGCCTTTCTACAATTTGTATTTATGGTTACATAATAAAACAGGTGGCTTATTTGAAGACGAAGGTAACGAAAGCCCTATAGGTAATTTCGTAAAAGCTTCTTCAAGCTCAAGGAGAGATGTTATAGATCTTTTTAATAATTACTTTATAACTCCTTCAGATAACTTCCCGGATAAACAAAGAATATTAGATGTAACAATTTCTCCAAGTATAACAGATCCATTTTCATTTATTATTTATAAAGACGGTATTGTATTCGAAGAGTATAAAGACGTTACCGCAACTTCTGGTAGATATGAAATAAGAGATTTAAATATAGACGCGGGAAAATATACTTTTGCCGTAGATACGGGAACGGCGTCAACTTATAGTATTGAATTTGACGTAAGAGCAAGAAGAGGTGGTATAAAAAGGACTCATTTTAGCGGAACCGCAGAAGTATTATCAAACGTACAATTAAGAGCCGGGAATCAATTACCGGATATAAAGGTTCTAGACTTCCTTACTTCTTTGTTTAAAATGTTCAATCTTACAAGTTTTCAAAATAGTGAAGGTATTGTTGAGGTTAAAACACTTGATAGTTTCTATTCTAGTAGTACAACTATTTGGGATATAACAGAATTTATAGATAAGTCGGAATCCTCCGTCGACTCGGTATTACCTTTTAAAAAAGTAGATTTTAGTTACGAAGGTTTGGATAATTTCTTTGCGAAAAACCATTTAGAATTATTCGATAAAAAATGGGGATCCGAGGACTATACTGCAATAGATATTAAGGGTAAAATAGAAGGAGAAACATATAAAGTAAGTGTACCGTTAGAACACTTTAAATACGAAAGGCTAAAAGACGTTAACGGCGGAACGTTTAAAGATTTGCTTTGGGGATGGAGCGCTAACGTAAAACAAGAGCCAACTTTAGGAAAACCTCTTTTATTCTATCCTATTTTATCAACTCAAGATATAGGGGTATTAAATTTTGACGGTAGTAAATCTATACAAACAGATGTATTTATACCAAGTAATTCGGTAAGATTAACAGATTCTAAAAACCTAAACTTTAGCGGAGAGCCGAACGAGTACCTAGGAACTCCATTTAAGAAAACTTTATTTATAGAATATTATCAAAACTATATAAAAGAAATATTCGATCAACATAGAAGGCTTACAACAATCAAAGCTTACTTACCTATATCAATAACTTTAGATTTAAGTTTAGCGGATAAAGTTAGAATATTCGAAAACTTATATAAGATTAATAATATAACGACAAACTTCGAGACTAATCAATCTAGTATTGAGTTAATAAACGTAAAAGAAACTCCCGGCGAACCAATCGAGATAGATCCTATTGTACCAGATAAATTTGCTCCTAATAACGTTTGTATTACCGTAGACTCAACAGTAGAAACTTGCGACAACTTTATTATTACCGCAGACGCTGATTGTAACGTAGAAGGATTAGAAGTAAAATCAACTAACGAAGTAATTCCAAACGCTATAGATACAGGAAACAAACCGCAAACCGTAGACCATTCGATACCTATACCTGTTACTCAAGCCCTTATTAGTTTATCGCCCGCAGGTTTTACGGGAAGTAATACGGTAATGTTCTCTGCTTTAATAGACGAAACGGGGCAAATTGGTAACGTATCTAATTGGGACGAATATGGGGTATTCTGGTCAACTAATAAATACGCTTTAAACCCGACGGACTTTTCGGTATTAAATACGGATTCGTCGTTAACGAAAATAGCAGTACAAAGTACCGCTTTAAATAAACAATCAGCTCCAAAAAGTTTTAGTTTTAAAGTAACCGCTTTAACTGCTAATACTTCATATTACTACAAGGCGTATATAAAAACAAACGCAAATAGCAATTATAATACGGGAGACGAAACGATAGCTATTACAGAAACAGGCTCAAGAAAAACCAATTTATGATAAAAAATATATTAGACTTATTAGAAATAGCTAAAGAAGAAAACGCAAGAGGCGAGCTTATAGATATAGCTTTAGGAAAAAACAAATTACCGGAGTCGATTAAAGAGGGACTCAATCAATATAAAAGAGGGTTATGGGAAAAATAGTAATGGACGTCGAGGTAAAAACCGACAGCGCGATAGATAACGTAGACGACTTAAAAGAGTCAATAGAAGACGTAGGTAAGGAAACTAAAAACGTAGCAGACGGAGCAACCGTTATGGGCGGTCAACTTGACGCGGCAACCGGAGGAGCTATAACTAAGTTTAAAGGATTGACTACAACGATTGGAGGAGTAGTAAAAAGTTTTAAATCTTTAAAAGTAGCTATTATTTCAACCGGTATAGGCGCTTTAGTTTTAGCTATTGGAGCAGTAGGGGCGGCGTTTACTAATTCCGAGGAAGGACAAAATAAGTTCTCTAAAATAATGATGCAAATCGGTGTAGTTACCGGTAACGTTATTGATATACTAGCAAACTTAGGAAAAGGTATTCTATCCCTTACTAAAATATTTAGCGATCCAGCCGCTGCGCTTCAAGGATTTAAAGACGGAATAGGAGACGCGGTAGACGGAATTAAAAACTTTAACGAAGAGACTAAAAAAGAAATTAAGATAGCCGGAGAGCTAGCGGATCAATACGCGGAGGCGGATAGAGCAGAGAGAGCTTTGTTAGTTTCAAGAGCAAAGGCGAATAGAGATAGAGCCGAACTTTTAGAAAAGGCGGTTAATAAAGAAAAGTTTTCGGTTGCAGAGAGAATTGGATTCCTTCAAGAAGCGGGAGCTATAGAAGAAAAGATAACAAATCAAGAAATAGAAGCGGCGCGTTTAAGGTTTGAGGCTAAAAGAGAAGAGAATAAATTATCCGGTTCTACTAAAGAAGATTTATTAGAGGAAGAACAGTTAAAAGCAAGATTAATAGATCTTGAAACGGCAAAGCTTACAAAACAAAAAGAAGTAACGAGTCAAATTATAGCCGCAAAGGCAGAGGAGGCGGCTGCTTTAAAAGCTATAAGAGATCAAGAGGCGGCGGATATAAAAGCGGCTCAAGATTTAAAAGACGCGCAAGACAAAGAGAGAGCGGATAAGCTAGCTAAACAAAAAGCCGACGCGGACGCAAAAGCAAAAGCGGAGGAAGATAGATTAAGACAAGAAAAAGAAGACGCGGAAGCGGCAGCGTTAGATTTAGCCGCAGCGCAAAGAGACAATACCTTAAACGCTATTATAAGCCTAGCCGGAGAGGGATCTAAGGTAGGTAAAGCGGCAGCGCTAGCTCAAGCTACTATATCCGGAATACAAGGAGTACAAAACGCCTATACTACGGCTCAAGCTTCGCCAATAACGGTAGGGTTTCCGGCGTATCCTTTTATACAGGCAGGTATTGCGGGAGCGTTTGCTTTAAAAACAATTCAAAGTATTGTAAGCTCTAAAAAACCTAGCTCTTCTGCGGGAGGCGGAGGAGGAACAGCGCCTGCGGAGTCCCAAGCTCCTAGTTTTAACGTTGTAGGAGCAGCACCCGAAAATCAATTAGCTCAAGTAATAGGCAATAAAGAAGAAAAGCCGGTTAAGGCGTTTGTAGTTAGCGGAGACGTTTCTACGGCTCAATCCTTAGATCGTAAAATAGTCGAAGGAGCTTCGATAGGATAATATATAACAAAACAATTTAAAAAATATTATATTAATATGGATATAGTCGAATTATTTATAGACGAAAACGACGAAGTTTCCGGAGTGGAAGCGGTAAGCGTAGTGGAAAACCCGGCAATAGAAGAAAATTTTATAGCTTTAAAAAATCAAGAGTTTAATTTTGCGCAAGTAGATAAAGAAAAACGTATCCTTATGGGTGCCGCCTTAATTCCAAACAAGCCAATATATCGTAAAAATAAAGATTCGGAGTATTATATTTACTTTAGCCAAGCTACCGTTAGGAAAGCGAGCGAGTTATTCTTTATAAGAGGTAATCAAAATAACTCAACTCTAGAGCATCAACTTGAGCTTAAAGGATTAACGACTGTAGAATCTTGGATCGTAGAATCCGAACAAGACAAAAGTAGGATGTACGATTTTAACGTACCTATTGGAACTTGGATGATATCCGTAAAAGTAAATAACGATAAAGTTTGGCAGCAAGTCAAAGCCGGGGAAGTGAAAGGTTTTAGTATAGAAGGATACTTCGCGGAAAAATTAGAAACAAGACCTAACGAACCGATAAAAGACGATTTATCTAAAATAGAAGACGAGTATCTAGTCGAAGAATTAAAAGAACTTTTACAAGAAGAAAAATTAGAGTCTTTTTCGGATTATCCTAGCGGTGTAAAAAATAACGCTAAGAGAGGTATTGAGTTAAACGAAAAAGTAAACAACAAATGCGCGACTCAAGTAGGCAAAGTAAGAGCGCAGCAATTAGCTCAAGGTAAACCTATAACGACGGAAACTATAAAAAGAATGTTTAGTTACCTAAGTAGGGCTAGAGAAGATTACGACGAAAACGATACGAAAGCTTGCGGAACTATTTCCTATTTACTCTGGGGAGGTAAAGCCGGTTTACGTTGGGCGGGTTCTAAACTCAAAGAACTTGACTTAATAGAGGAAGAATTAAAAAAGCCTTGTTACGACGGTTACGAAATGATAGGTTTTAAAATGAAGAACGGAAAAAAGGTTCCTAATTGCGTTCCAATAAAATAATATGGATTACAACCCAAGTCCTCAAAACGATAAACGAGCTTGTCTTTGTAAAGACGGAATAACCTATTCGCGGGAATGTTGCGACGGTAGTTTAGTAGCTCAAGGTATAGGGAATATAGTAAAGACAACTACGACAAGATATTACAAAGTTACTAATTGTAGCGGAGGGACGAAGCATATACATACGCACGATTTAGATTTAACCGTAGGCGATATATACTATTTAAAATTTGTACATAACAACCATTCGGATTGTTATACTATAACCTCAACAAGAAATAACGGACACTTTGAAATAACTTCGGCAACGGCGTATAATAATTGCGGTCTTTGTCAAGCGGCTAACTAAAAATACAACAAACTAAAAAGTAATTTATTATATAGATATGAAATCAACTGATATGTTAAATAAAGTAAAAGAGATTCTTGGGGTTGAATTATCCGAAGAAAAGGAAATTAAGTTGGCTCAAGCCGAACTTGAGAACGGGACTATTATAGAATCGGAAAGCTTCGAACCGGGGAACGAGATCTTTATAGTAACGGAAGACGAACGTGTACCATTACCTATCGGAGACTATAAATTAATTGACGGAGAAACCTTAATTATTAAGGAGGAAGGTATAATATCTTCTATTGGAGCCGTTGAAGAAGAGCCTACCGAAGAAGTAGAAGCGGAAGAGGTAAAAGCGGAAGAAGAAAAAGAAGAAATGGGTTACGCTACTAAGGAAGAACTTGAAGAAGTCAAAAAAGTAGTAGAAGAAATTAAATCTATGCTAGAACCTAAAGAAGAAGAAATGAGCGAAGATGTAGATTCAAGCGTTAAGTCCGAAGAAACTACTACGAAAACGGTATACGCTCAAAAAGAGGATTTATCCGAAGTAGAAAAGGTTAATCATAACCCGGAAAATGAAACAGATAAGAAAATGAATCTTTATTCTCAAAAAAGAGGTTTTACGACTTTAGATAGAGTAATGCAAAAAATATCAAACTTTAAAAATTAAATTAAATGTCAACAACAACAACAACAAG